TAACAAATCCTTCTAGTACAATCTCAAATGGTTGAACATAGAACCTTCTATTTTCAAAATCATCAATATTACTTTCATCTCCAACGTTATTCAACAATAAAGGCATTGGATGACCTTTAACTCTTATATAATACTGTATAGAATTAAAAGCCTTTAATACTTTAACATTAAACTTATTTAAATCCCTCATTTTATTTGAAAAGATTCTAACCTCATAAGTTATATCAACAGATGTTGGTTGAGGAACCTTATATACATCAATACCTTTTCTACCACCTTCAAATGTAGGTACCTTGTAGTAAGTATAATTATTTCTACCTGGTATATTATATAATCCAGATTGATTATTCCCAACTTGTGGATTTGGCTGCCTAACAATTGTAATGAAAGGCATTTTAATGTTTTTATATTTATCAGAATGTTGCCAAGTCTTACTAAATTCAGACCACCTCTGAAGAGTTAAAAACATAACTTTAACCTTTTCACCATCAACCGTCAGAGTTAAATCCTTATCTACAAACTCTATGAATGACTTATCCATATCTTCATACATAACACCTCTAGGTAAAAAAGTACCACCCTTACTGAAATCGTCAATAAGTTGCTCTCTTCTAGCTAAACCAGTTTTAGGTCTTACTATTCTTATATTTTTTCTAAATCCTTTAGGTAGTCCCATCTAATTATAATCCTCTAAATTCTTGCTCATCAACAGGTGCACACTTAACAGTTCTGTAAGCGCCTTTATAGCCCATTATTGTATGTTTATTATCGTAATTTTTAACACCGTCATTTGTTACAGAAAAATATCTCACTTCAGTCTCACTAACTGGATAACCTATATAATCACCATAACTTAACTCAGCATCAAGCTCAGCTAATTGAGAAGTATATATACCAAATGTTAAATTACCATCCTGTAAATACCTAAGACTACCAGCACTGTTATTATATGTTTTATTTTCAGCTTCCTCAAGAGTTGGTATCACCTTTAACTCCACTGGTGGAAAAAATTTAATACCGTCTTTAGGTGCTTCACCGTATAAATCATCAGAAGACGTGTTTTCTCTATCAACCCTATAAAGAATAACGGTAAAATTACCATCACCCTCAATAGCTTCCCTACCCATAGAAATATCTAAAGAAAAATCTTCCTCTGAAAAAAATTTATTATTTCTAGTTATAGGATTTTTTCTTGGTGTTGACATATCTTTTTAGATAAATATTTGAAAATAAGTAATAAGTATAAAAGACTTGATTTTTTATTAAAAATTACCTATATTAATACTATAAGGCTTTTAATAATTTAAAGGATGGATTTAAGTAATATAAATATTGTAAGTGCGATTCCAATACTAAGAGAGTATGACGGAAAAAACCCCTACATTAAGAATTTAAAAAATAAACTAGAAAAAAACGGTAAAATAAGCCTGACCAACAACCAAGCTAACTACATTGTTAATAATCACGAATTTAAACCTAAGCTAATTAACAAGATTGTAAACATAACCGAATACTTAGGTAATGAATTAAAAAAATCTGAAAACCTAACATTTGTACCAGAAAAAATATTAATAGACTATCTATTGGCTGACAACGACAAGACATACCATATATTTGGTAAAGTAAAAAGAAATCAAAAAAGTGGGCAAATGTACTTTATACCAAAGTCACAACTACTTGACGATTTTTTATTTGAAGAAAAGGAAATTGACGTCGATTTTGAACACTATGAAAGTATTGACACAATGGTACTACCCGACGGAACCGTAGGTAGAAAGTTATATGACATACAAAAAACTGGAATTAAATTCCTATTATCTAGAGAGGGTTGTTTATTAGCTGACGATATGGGTGCTGGAAAGACTATACAGTCAGTTATATCAGCATTAGAGTCAGGTGCCAAGAAAATACTTATCGTATGTCCTACAGCGGTTAAAATCAACTGGCAAAGAGAGATAAGTTATTTCGGATGTGATGACTCAACAATTATATCTGGTAAAAAATGGAACAACCAAGCTAAATTTACTATTATAAATTTTGATATTCTTAAAAACTTTCACATGGTCCCAGGTGATAAAATAAAAGAAGAAGATATCTGCTGGGACAATCAACATTTAGTTAATGGTGATTTTGATTTAATAATTATTGACGAAGCTCATAAATTAAAAAATCATAAGAGTAATCGTGGTAGTATAATGAAAGACGTATGTACTAATTATGGTAAAAAGAAAGTATGGTTACTAAGTGGTACGCCAGTAGCTAATAGACCTATGGATTATTACAACCTTTTAAAATTAATTGGCTCTCCTATAGCAGACAATTGGAAACATTACGTATTAAGGTATTGTGATGGTAAACAAATAACCACAACCTTAAAGAACGGGTATAAAAAGAAAGTATGGCTTACCAACGGAGCTACAAACCTAGAAGAGTTAGCACTTAAAAGTAAAAACGTATACTTAAGAAGACTTAAGTCAGAAATTGGTGATATGCCAGAAAAAACTATTATACCTGCTTACCGTAAACTAACTACTAAACAATGGACTGAATACGATGACCTTTGGGAAGAATACCTCATCGAAAGAAAAAGAAAGAAAAAAAGTGGTGAACCAGAAAGAGCGCTTGTTGAATTAGGGCTTCTTAGAAAGTATATCGCAATGCAATCTATACCTCACACTATTGAGCTAGTAGAAGACATGGTAGAACAAGGCAACAAAGCTATAATCTTTACTAATTACACTGAAGAATTGCAAGCACTTGTAAGTCACTTTGGGAATAGATGTGTTTTTCATTTTGGTGAAATGAATGACAAGACTAAGCAAAATTCTATAGATAAGTTTCAAACAAATGATAAAATTGAAGTATTTATCGGTAACATTATGTCAGCTGGTGTTGGTATTACCTTAACTAAAGCAACTTATGTTGTGTTTAATTCTTTTGATTGGGTTCCAGGTAATAATGAACAAGCTGAAGACAGAGCCTATAGATTAGGTCAAAAAAACAATGTAACGGTATACTATCAATTATTTGAAGACACCGTATCTATGACTATGTGGCAAACACTTCATAGAAAGAAAAAAGTAATAGATATTATAATGGGTGAACAAGAAATTAATGAAGAAGCCGCAATTGAAATAATGCTTGAAGAAATACTAAACGATTATGAAAAGAGTTAGACTATACGGATATGATGAATGTCCTTACTGCCAAGAATTAAAAAATTTATACGAAAAAAACAATATAGATTTTACTTACATTGACGTTGAAGATTCTGAAAATAAAAAAGAATTTGAAAGGATTATGGAAATAGGTAAAAGTGATAGCGTACCTATAATTTTAGTTAATAAAACTATTCTAGCACCAGAAAACAGCTTTAAAACTATAAACGAAGCTCTTCAACTAACAAATAAATTTCTTAATGAATAAGATTACTATTTTCTCAGATATTTATTAATAAATAGATATTATGAGTGTTAGCAGCGAAGATAAAAGTAGAATTTACGAACAATTAAGAGTTTCTCTAGGTGCTCCATTAAGACAAATAGAGTTAACTGACGATATGTTATGCACCCTTCTAGGTATAGCAATAGAAGATTATTCACAATATGTCGGGGAATGGCTTATAGAACATCAATGGCAATCATTACTAGGTAAAAGCGTTGACACAACAGACATGGCTTTTGCTTTAAGTGTTCGAGACTTTGACTTTATGACCCAATACACATATGCTTATTCTAAACAAGTAGGCCTACAAGCTAGAGGCCCTTGGGAATTAAAAAAAGATTATATAAATTTAGAAGCAGGTAGACAAAACTACGTAATACCAGCAGGTAGAGAAATAAACGAAGTTTTATGGATTACACCACCAACTACAAACATGGCACTATTTGCAAATTACGGAGGTATTGACTATGGGTTTGCTGGTGGTTTCGGACAAATGGGTAGCAGCGGAGGTGGTGGATACGGCCTAGGTGGTAACGGAGGTTATTATATATCACCAGCTTATGATATACTACTTACAGCATCAGATTTAAATTTAAAAAACAGAATACTACGAAGTGAGTTGGTGTATAAACTAACAGCTGGTCCAGATGGGACAAGAATCTTACACTTATTAAGTGTACCAGGTTCTAAATTAAGTTTTGGTCATGGTATCGGTGGAGCTGGTAGTTCAGTAGGTTTAAACGGATGTCAAGTATGGTATCATTACTACGACACCACTAATGATAACGTAGAAGAATGTAGAGACGAAAACTCAGATATTATAAAACTACCAAATGAAGTTCCACTAGCTAAGCTAGATTTCTCTAAATTCAACGAACCTACTAAAGTCTTAATAAGACAATTATTTGTAGCCGAATCAAAAAGAGCGTTAGGTAGAACTAGAGGTAAATTCGGAGGTATCGTTGGGCCGCCTGAAGCAGAAAGAACTATGGATTTCGATACATTACTTTCAGAAGGTAATGAAGAAAGAAAAGCAATACTTGAACGTTTAGACACTAGACTAGAAAGGCTTTCATCTACTAAACAATTAGAAAGAGGAGCTAATGAAGCTGAATTTTTAAACAAATCGTTAAAATATAGACCATTAGGGTTTTACTTAAAATAATAAAGGGAGCGTTGCTCCCTTTTTTTTATGACTTAACTTCTTCTATTTCAGACTCTGAATTATTAATATCTTCTAACCACATGTTGTATTTATCATCATCATTAACATCCTCAAGACTTTCGTAATATCTATTACGTTTTATTGCTAAATCTTCATATTTAAATATATCTTTAAAATCAGCCAATTCAACATCCCATTCATTAGAATTAAAATAAAAATTACCTATGTCATCTTTAACTAAACTAACAAAATTAAGTTCTTTAGGTAATTTATTACTACTTCTTAACTTATCGTAATCCGAAACCTCAAGTCTTTTAAATACATCATTTAGTAATTTAAACTCTTTATCTATAGCTTCAATTCTCCTAATTCTTTCCCTTTCTTTCCAGTCATCTTTAAGGTTAACCCACTCATCCTCTTCCATAAAGTTAGGTATTTTATTCACAGAGTCCCAGAACTTAATTTCTCTATCTTCCATTTTCATCAAGTCTTCATGATAATCATCTTGGTCTGAAGGTTCAAACGGTTCGCCAGCAATTAATTTACATTGTTTCTTAGTGTATAGATTCTTTTCATCTAACTTAATAACCTTTGTTTTTTTATCTTTATATACAGTTCTGATAATGTCGGACCTTATCTCAGTATCAAAACAAACTAATAAAGGTTTAATTCTTTTATTGAAGTTATCTAAATATTTAGCAACATTATATTCATCGGTAGTATAATTCGGGTCCTCTTCAATACTTTCTTTAGATAATAACTTACTATTAAATAATATTTCTATATTGCCAGTTTCTTTATCGGTAACTTTTTTGATGTCACTATGAGATTTAGCCGTACCAGTGTTAACATAGTAAATTACATCACCTAAATCAACATTTAAATCATGCATTTCTATTAACTCCATATGAGCTTGTCTAGATTTATATCTACCAGCTTTATTTTTTTGTTTACAATAAACATCTACATAATTAGTTCTAGTCATCTTAACCTTAGATTTAGATGCTATTTTAACTACAGGAATTCTATAATTATATATATCCTCAACAGTTCTATGGTATAACTCTATAAATTCATACCCCTTACCGTGTAATAATAATTTAACACCTTCATTTATAAATTCTTCTATATATACAGGCATAGCTTTTGACTTAAGAGAATTACCTACAAGTTTAACCTTACCATCGATAAGGTTACCATAATTCTTTCTAGCAAAATTAATAGTGGATTCACATATATCATCTATATCTAACCCCATTCTACCCTCCATGTATTTTTCATTAAATTCAGCCAAAACAGCATCAATACCTTTAAGTGTTTGCCCCTTTTCATAATTTTCAGTTTTCCAATGTGAAGCTTGACAAATATATTCAACATCATCAATTGAATCTGGTATAGAAAAGTTAAAACCATCCGTATCACCTACTAACGCCCTAAATTTATATTTATCAGTAAAATGTCTAACCATAAGTCTTAAAGACTGTCTACCTCTACACGTTGTCTCTTCAGCACAATCTGAATCACCCCAGTTAAATATATAAGGGGCACCATAAGCACCAAAAAACGAGTTAGCTAAAATCTTTAACGGTAATTGCTTTTTATCATAATCAGAAGCTAACTTCTTATTATAACCAATCATTTCTTTAGCCTTAGCTATCCTTTCTGGTATTAACTTATGTATATTTTTATCTAAAAGACTCTGCAATTTCCTAGATTCAGTTTTATGTTTACCAGTAAGGAATTTAAACTCATCTCGTTTATCAACAACATACGTCAATAAACCCTCCATAACACCAGATATATCCAAATCTGGAAATATACCCCAAGTAAGTTGTGTTTTTGGATATAAGGCAGCGAAATCAAGTTTAACAACCCTCTTAGCATAACCAACCTCAATCAACCTAGCAAGACCACCAACAAAGTTTCTTTTCTTTTCTAAATCAGGCACAGCCAATTCATTCTCATATGACCAAGCAGCCATAATCAACTTCCATTGTCCAGCAGTACCCATAGTAGAACTTCTCATGTAAGACGTTGGTAATAATTTAGCTATTAAATAAGCAGCTTGGTTATATATACCGTCAATTTGTTCAGTCTCCCAAAGGTCATCTAGCAAATACCTTTGGACAATATAATCACCTCTCTTAATCCCATAACCTTCTTTTAAAGGTTTATCCTCAGTTATCTTATACCAATCACCATTACCATCGTTAAAAGCGTGGTCCGACTTATCCAACCAAGTCTTATTGATTATATTACCAGGAACATAAACCCTATTCTGCTTAGCTACACCAGAATACTCTGTAATATATTTAAGGCTCCAAGATTTAATATCTGAATTTATAGCTTGTGCTCTACGAACAGAATGCGATATATCTAGGATATTATAACCCCACATATAAGTCTGTTTGTAATACTCTTGCTCACCACCAAGCTTTATTATAGCATCTTTCCACCTTATTTTAGCTTTAGGTTTTAAGGTCTTAGCAATCTTAGTTATATCTAATCCTAGTCTATCACATCTTTTCTGAAAGAAAGGCCAATCAAAGTTTTCAGAGTTATAAGCAGTTATTATATCTGGAACTAACTCACTAATAATAGAGAAAAACTTTTTTATGTTATACCTTTCTGAATCTCTTTTTTCTTTAGGCGTATCACCCAAGGTTTCTAAGACAACTTCATACCCCTTATTATCTCTAATACCTATTTGAAATATAGCATCGTTATTAGCGTCTAATCCTTCCGTCTCAAGGTCAAACTGAAATCTATGAACATCATTATAATCGTCCATACCCTTGAATAACCTCTTACCACTTTGTATTAAAAACTGCTCATCAGGTGAAAATCTAACAAACAAACTCTTTATAGCTACTGAATTAGAATCATCAGGGTAGGCTTTTTCACCGCTAAAAATATCTATACCACCTTCTTTAAAAAAATTAAGTAAAGAACCGTAACTCTCAGTACAGGTAACCATGAACTTATAACCACTATCAATTCTCTTAGGTACATTACCGTTAGAATCTTCAACCTTTAGTTTCTTGATTTTAACCTTATGTCCCCTCATAGCCTTTTTTATTAAAGACCTGTCACCGTTGTAAATTAAATCAACAACCTCATGTTTCATCCATAAAAATGAAGTTAAAGTATGCTTTTCAATGTACTTACCTTTTTCAGGGTCATTAATGATTAAGGATACAAAATTTTCGTAATACGTAGCCTCAATCCCTACTATATATTTTTGAGGGTCTCTACCAACTAAAAAACTTTCTATTTCTTCGAAACTGACTTTTGATTCAGACATACTTTAATCTTATTTTAGACAAAACTACTACTAATGAATCACTTTAACAATAGAGGGAATTAAAAAAACATCTTAAGCAATTTATTTAAATTGCTTAACAAAATTACATATTTAATCTTAAATAAACAATAGTTATAAAAAATATTTTATTACCTCTTAATAGAACCGTCTAATATATTTATAACTAATTCTTCTTGAATAGGCACAACTAAAGTACCCGAACCGTCTAAAAACTCAATAGTAAAACTACCTATGTAAGTCCCTGGTCTTGAAGTTTGTTTTTTAGTAAATTGGTATGTTAGATAATATTCTTCATCTTCACATCCATTATATTGTGACTTAAGAGTTAATGTCGCAGATTTTTTACCAATCACCTTAACACCTGTATCTAAGTCAGACATAGTAAAATATATATTACTATTTTGAATCTTATCGTTAAACTCTCTATAAGTGTATCTACCGTCTTTAATTAATTCCATATTTAAGACTGGTAATGTTGAGTTTTTATTTATATTAAAGTTCATAATTATTTTGTTAAAAAATCTTTTAATTTAATTACTTCTTTTGGAATACCTAAAACGTTACGATTAAAAATATGTTTAATATACAAAACTGGAGAGGCTAACACAAGTGCTATATATCTCTTATAAGCCTTAGTACCACTATAACCAGTCATAATTAACATCTCCCTATAAATAACATCAGCTGTGTTCCCAACATATCCCATTCTATATAAGTAATCATGTATAAAGTTATCAATTCTAGGTTCTCTGTCGTCTTTAACTAAAGTAGCACCATCGTAACCTCTTTTTTCCCAAAATCTACTATTCCAAGCCAGTTTAAATACATCAATTATTTCTATAGGTAAATTAAAGAATTCAATTTCTTTAATATAACTTTTAAAAATAGCTTCTTCACTTATATATGGGTATCTATCAAACGAATACACATCCTTAACCACGTAATCATCTTCATTCATCATCATCTACTTTATTTATAAATATCTTATTTTTAACAAAAGTATAATTAACTAGTATACCTACTCTTATCAATATTAAATCCATTATTAATATCAACCCAATCTAAATCACAAATGTAAAATTTAAACTCAGAAATATCACCAATGAATGTCCCAGCAAAATTTTTCTCAATATCAAGACCTAAATCACCTGGGTCTCTTCCGTCAAAAGTCATAGTCTCTAACAATCCTTGACTACCACCACCTAAACTAATATTAAACGGAACACCTAATTGCTTATCTTTATACTCGTTTAATCTTTTACTAACAAATTCTTTAAAATCATCAACAACAAACTTAAGTCTACCATCAACATAAAACATAAGTCTTCCTATTCTTAATGGAGCACACTTTAGTTTATTAGTCGGTATATTCTCATCTAAAGAAAATCTAACAGAAACCTTATGCCATTTATCATCTGAAACCATACCACTAACGGAATACCCTTCATTAATAGTAACACCAGTAGTGTAGACTTCGTTAACACAAGTCCCAGTCATCTGTAAAGCCCTATACCCAATACTACCGTCATCTTTAACCCTAAAACCAAGAGCATTGTCTATTATATCAATATTTTTATCTAACTCCTTTAAATCTGAAGTAAACCCAGTAAATGCACACACAGTCTTATCACCAAATCCAGAACCACTAGCACCACAAGTACCACAACTACCATCATTACCCGCTCTACCGTAAATTAAAAAAGGGTTTTGATTATTAACTACTTCTTGAGTGTACCCTGTAATAGTTACTGTTTTACCAGTGTCACAAGTGGTCAATGTACCTAACCCACCCTTAGTAGCTCCACAAGTTCCACATTCATTACCACCAGCTCTTCCATACATTAAGAACTGATTATCTATAACTGTAATATCTAAAGGTGGCGGACTCAATCTTATTGGATAACCACTATCACCACTAATCGCTATATCAGTTTCTTTAGGGATAGTACAATAAGTTGTTACCGTTCCAGTACAAGCACTAGAAGAAGTACACCCACTAGTACAACCAGTGTTTAACCCTTCAAATATGTTCCAAAATTTATTTTCAGCCCTAGTACCCATATAAAAGAAAAAACCTTTATTATCTGGGTAAGTATCATTAAGTGTTGTACCAGTGTAACCTGAGCAGTTTAAATCTGATTTTCTAATCCAAAATTCAGAAGTCCACCCTTTTTCAACCCTATCAGGTAATACTTGATAATTATAACCATCTAACTTATAATACCCTTGATAAAACCCGCCACATAATTTTGCGTAACTTCCAGTTGAACCAGAAAGTATATCTATAGGGTATTCGTATGTTTCAGTCATACCCGTAACGCGATTAAGTTTTAATCTTTTATCACCAGACAATATCGTAGTAGTTGTCCCAGTTAAAGTATTTAACAAAGCTATATTTGAAGTATCACCAGTAGTTTTATTAAATGTTATATATCCATTATCTATTCCAGTAAGTCCAAAGGTGTTAAACGTATAACCAGTATTCGTTGCTCCAGTCCATGTCTGTAAACTAGATATTGTATCCGCAGAGGTAGTTCCAGTTGAATATACATTAGGATTATTAAAATCGTACTGAACAACAAAACAGTCACCACTCACAGCACCACTATAAGGTATTGCGTTACCGTTCATATTTAAATAGTAATCATAATACTGATAACTAGATAAGAACGCATCCAACTTATTAAATTTGAAGTTTTTTAAATTACCCATAATTAAAATGTTTCTAAGTTAGACCTCTTCCAACCACTACTTGTTTTAATATAAATATAATCATTATCCCTAACCATTTCACCAAGTCCTCCTTTATTATCCAAACTAGATTCTGGTGTGTACTCTGGTATTATCAAACCATATGGTTTTATGTAGTTATTAGTTACCCAATCTCCTTCTGAATCAATAATAAATTCTGAATTAGTATCATCATCAACACCTTTATTTACGAAAATCCCACCGTTTAAAGCGGAATCTTTTGTACCGTTATAATTTAACTCTATATTATTATCTTCTGAAGCTACAGTTTGACTATTAATAATAACTTCGTCTTTATTAAAAAATGTGGAACTACTAGATGACAATTCCTTTATAGCTTCTACCAATAAAGCGGTAACATCTTGATAATGTACCCCCATTAATTTATCTTCAGTTTTTTTATTTACAAAGGTCAACTCCGACATAACATCATCAACCTCTTGAGCCACAAATCCAACCCTAGTATCACCATCTAAATCAGAATTCCAATTATAGGTAACGCCTCTCAATTTATTAACCTTACTTAAAGGATTATTAATTGTCTTAATATTAGACTTCATCCTAACATCTGAAGTGTTTACGGTAAGAACACCGCTACTATCATAATGTAACGCACCAGCAGAAGCATTGGAACCTATACTTGAAAAAGTAGCATCGTTGGTAACTATAAGTTTTTTAGTTCTAGTTATTTCAGGACAATCAATCCATATAGTCCTACCTGTATAATCTAAAGAACTAGCGCTATAAACATCAAACTCATCTATTGAAGTTGTGCCAGTATAATTACCAGAACTAGTTTCAGTCATACCAGTAACGTCAATACCCCCAATAGACACACCGCTATATGACAACACAACAGTATTACCATCTATAACTGTGGTTTGATTTTGACCAAAAACAACTCCACTATCTTGAGTCTGGGCACTATTGGAAGGGGTTATTGCAGACAAATAAGTATCTACCACAACCATCCTTGCATCTGGCCAAGTAAATATAGTAGTTGTAGAATTTCCAGAGAAAGTACCATAAAGAACTACTGAATTACTTTCTGTTATACCAGTATTACTATAATCTACACCGCTTGTTAACCCACTAAAAGGTACG